AACTTGGAAAAATTGTTTATTCTACTTTTGGAATGAGTGTAAAACTTACATGGGTTGCAACTACTCCTACTATTTGCTGGGATCTTAATTCAGACTATACGACTGATGAAGACTTTACAGGCTTTGGTGGTATACAAAATACTGCTGCAGCAAGCGGAAAAACAGGAGATATAGCACTTACTACTACTGGTCATACTGCTGGAGATTCTTACGTTATAGTTTTAACTTTAATTAAAAGTTACGATTAATTTAAATGGCAACGCCAAGAAAAGGTAAGGCCAAAGTAAAAGTAACCGCTTCTGGTAAAAAAGTTAGTTACGGCCAAGCTGGTAAAGCTAAGGGTGGTGGTTCAAGAGTTAAGCCAGGTACATCTAAGGGTGATTCTTATTGCGCTAGAAGTCTTGGTATAAAGAAAAGATTATCTAAGAAGAAACAAAACAATCCTAATACTCCTAACAATTTATCAAGAAAAAGATGGAAATGTGTTGGAGCAAAATCTAAGAGAAAGTAATGGCCACTAAAAAAGATGCTTGTTATAAAAAAGTAAAAGCAAAAGCTAAAGTTTGGCCTAGCGCTTATGCTAGCGGTAGACTGGTTCAATGCAGAAAAGTTGGAGCGGCTAATTACGGCAATAGCAAAAAACGACAAAAAAAAGCATTAGGCGGTCCATGTGTTAGCGTTCGTGGCCAGGGTGCTGTAATGACTAATAGAATAAGATAATGGGAAAAAAGAAAGAAACGCTTCATGATTGGTTTTCTAAAAATGACGGTACAGGCTGGGTAGATTGTAATACGGGCAAACCTTGTGGTCGAAAAAAAGGCGAAAAAAGAAAAAAATACCCTGCTTGCAGACCAACTAAAGCAGAATGTACTGATGCTAAAAATAAAAAAACAGGACCAGCTAGAATTAGTTGGCAAAAAAAGTCTACAGGAGGACCTATGAGTAAATTTGGAATGGATGATGGAGTGCAAACTTCTTACGAGAAAAAAAGAGGCGCTGCTATTGATAGAGCTATGTCTACGCAAAACAGAATCAAAAAACAGAATGGTGGGTTTATTGCTAAGGGATGTGGTAAAGTTATGAACAACAAAAGAAAAGTAACAACTTTAAGTTAGGAGTAAATATGCCAGCAAAAGATAGAATGGAAGCTAAATTAAAAGCTAGAAAAAACGCAAAAGTTAGACCAGATGAGCCTGTATCAGAAGATCGTATTTATTTAAATATGCCTAAGAAAAAAGCTCCTGCTAAAAAAACAGTTAAAAAAGGTAAAAAATAATGAAAAATACAAAATACAGCAGTATTATGAAGAAGTCTAAAGGCGGCAGCATGATGAAAAAGTCTAAAGGTGGAAGTATGATGAAGAAGTCCAAGGGTGGCAGCATTATGTCTAAATCTAAAGGTGGATCTGTAATAGCAGGAAATGCAAACAGAAGAAGAGCTGATCAAAGCTAATTAGTGCCACATCTAATAAGTAACATCCCGCATTTTAAATGCTGGGTTAGGAGAGAGTTTACTCATAATCACGAAAAGTACCAAGATGAGTACATACATGCGCTTGCAATAGCCGTAAACACGATTCCAGATAGATCTCTAAGCTTCCAGGTTGTATTTACTGGAGAAGAGGCTAATTGTGATGACTGGGACGAAGGAAACATTCATGGGGGTGCTATGTGGGCCAGAATGCCTATACAAGGGCTAGTTGCAGATATTCCTATGGAAGAATTTCCAAAACCTATGGAAAACCATTTAGTTCAGCCCTGGGACTGCGAATCAAGGGATCATTCTCTTTTGATAATGGATAGAGTTAGCTCCTCTCCTTGGATTGCAAAGATAGGATCTGAATTTTATAAAGCAAAATATTTGTTTACGGTTGATTACACTAATAATGAAATTGCAGATGACCCTGCACAACACAAACAATCTCATGTATTATATATAACTGAGGATTGTGAATGGAAAGGTAACTTGATTGCTTTGCCAAATAACAGAGTAAGGGCAACAAGTCCTGCGTTGTGGGTTACGGGTGAAGGACCTCCAGATTTTAAGCCGTCACAATGGGCGCATTCTGCTGAAGGTCATGAAAGTTATTTAGATCCATCAATTACTTTTAACAATTTATACGAAGAATGATATGCACTACACCAAAGACTTAGATGAGGTTATAAAAGGACTAAAAAAAGCAAGTAAGCTACATGCTGCTCAAGCTAAAAAGTTAGAAAAAATAAATAAAGATCAAAAGTCATATACTGGTGTAAAAAAGAAAAAAGTAATTAGCAGAAAGAAAAAATAATGGCAACTTCAAATAGTACAGATTTTGAACCAAACGTAACAGAGTTTATTGAAGAAGCTTACGAACGTTGTGGTCTTGAATTAAGAACAGGATATGATCTAAAAACTGCAATAAGAAGCGTTAATTTGATGCTTGCAGAATGGGCCAACAGAGGCCTAAACCAATGGACAATTCAACAAGATACTCAGACGGTTACTCAAGGAACAGCTGAATACACTTTAAATTCTAATGTAATAGATATTTTAGACGTGGTAGTCAGGAGAACGGTTAATAATGTTCAAACTGACATTTCTATCAGTAGGGTTGGTAGATCTGCATATTTAAATATACCAAACAAAGAAACTCAAGCTAGACCGTCTCAATACTTCTTAGATAAGACAATTGCTCCTGTTTTAAAAGTATGGCCAACCCCAGAAAACTCTACCGATATTTTGGTATTTAACAAAATTATTAGAATGGATGATGCTGATGCTGCAACAAATACTATGGATATGCCTTTTAGGTTTTACCCTTGTTTTGTAGCAGGATTATCTTATTATTTGTCTTTAAAAAAAGCACCACAATTAACACCTCAGTTAAAAGCTTTGTATGAAGAAGAATTTAGAAGAGCTGCCGATCAAGATGAAGATAGGGCTTCTTTTAGAATACGACCAAGTATTAGGATGAATTAAAATGGCTTACGCGCTTGGTAAATTTGCGATAGCATTATGCGACAGATGTTCTTTTGAATATAAACTTAGTGAATTAAAAGAAGAGTGGACAGGTTTTAAGGTTTGCTCTGAATGTTATGAGCCAAAACATCCTCAATTAGAACCAGAACCACATGTCTCAGATCCCGAAGCTTTATATAAACCAAGACCAAATAATGATCAAGAAGCTGGAGAAGGCTTTGTGGTAGTTACAAGTTCTAATATTTATCAAAATGATTTTATGAATCCTTCAACGCTACCAACAAACTTTGTTGTACCAAGCTTGTCTGGAGCAATAGGGAGTGTTTCAATCATAACAGACGGTTCTGCTCCTTCTCCTAGTCCTTCTCCAAGTCCTAGCCCAAGTCCTTCTCCAAGTCCAACAACTTATACAGTTACTGTAGCTAGTTATTTAGGAGCAAATTATTTTTATGTAGACGGTTCTCGCGCTCCTACTTTAAGTTTAACGGAAGGACAAATATATAAATTCGACCAAGCAGATAGTAGTAATAGTAGCCACCCTTTAAGGATTTCTACAACCTCAAATGGAACTCATTCTGGCGGTTCTGAATATACAACTGGCGTTACTACAAGCGGCACTCCTGGATCTTCTGGAGCTTACACTCAAATAGAAGTTGCAGTTGGAGCGCCTACGCTTTATTATTACTGTACTAATCACTCAGGTATGGGTGGCCAATTGAACACCTAATATGAGCAGTCCAACAACACTATCCGAATTAAAAACGTTAATTCAAAATTATGTGCAAAATAGTGAAACTACTTTTGTTAATACTCTTGATGATTTTATTCAAATAACCGAAGACAGAATATTTGAGTTAGTTCAATTTGATTATTTTAGAAGAAATGTAAAAGGAACAATGACTGCTGGTTCTAGGTTTTTAACAGCTCCAAATGATTTTGAGTTATCTTTTTCTTTATCTGTAATAGATGCTAATGGTGATTATCATTATCTAGATAAGAAACATCCTAGTTTTATGCAAGAGTATACAACAGATCCTACAGATTCAGGGGCAAGAGGATTGCCGTTGTATTATGGAGACTTTGATAAAGATTTAAATACTGGTACTAAAGAATCTACTTTAATTATTACTCCAGTTCCAGATCAAAATTATACAACTGAGCTTCATTACTTATACAAACCTAACTCTTTAGTAACAGATACAACTGGAACTTGGATTTCAGAACACGCAAAAAATGCTTTATTATACGGCTCATTAGTTGAGGCTTACACTTTTATGAAAGGCGATGCTGATATGATGAATCTTTATGAAAAAAGATTTAATTTAGAAATTTTAAGATTAAAAAACCAAGCAGAGGCTAGAGGAAGAAGAGACGAATATCGTTACGATTCTTTACGAACTTCTGTTTCGTAAAAAAAGGAGAGAAAATGAAAAAAATTAAAAGCCTTAAAGGCAAAACTATAGCTATTGTGGGTATGGGAAAAAGTTGGTTTGATTACAACCTAGCAAAATCTCATGGAACTCACTTTGATGAAGTGTGGGCTATAAACGCCGTAGGATCTGTTATTTATCACGATAGAATATTTATGATGGACCCAGCATCTAGGTTTTTAGATAGTGATGACGCTGGTGGACAAACATCAAGTATGGCTAAACTTTTAACTGAACATAAAGGCCCTATTTACACTTGTGAACTAGATAATCGTTGCCCTGGACTTGTTGATTATCCAATTAAAGAAATTGTAGAAGAAACCAGTTGTTTCTATTTAAATAATACGGTTGCTTATGCAATAGCTTTTGCTTATTGGAATGAAGTGGCAAATTTAAAATTATTTGGTGTAGATTTTTCTTACAAGGGTAATTTGCATTTTGCAGAAGCAGGCAGAGCTTGTTGCGAATTTTGGTTATCAAAGTGTATTTCTGACGGAATCCAAATAGAAGTTGCATCTAGCAGCGGTCTTCTTGATACAGACGTACCAGCAGAGCAAAAACTATACGGCTATCATAGGCTTGCAGATCCTTTAATAATTTTACAGAATGAAAATTCTGTTCAAGTAAAAAAATTAAGTGATGTAGAAATAAAAAAAGTACATCAAGAACCTATATTAATTGACAAGCATGACAGTCATCTTAAAAAAAATAAAGTAGGAGAACCGAATAAATGGTAGGCGAAATAACTCCAGGTGGATTACCAGCTTTAGGCTTAGTAGAAGTAACGACAACAAACTATGGAGGCCATCCTCCTGAGTTTTGGGCTAAACAATTAACCGATAAAATAGTTGGGTATTCTGATAATAATGAACAACATATTAAGGAACAAGCTAGGGCCTATCAAGATTTAATTTACAAAGTTTGTTTGATATATATTAAAAATGCTATAAAATCTTATAAAGCGTCTTTAATTCAAGAATTGAATCAAGGAGATGCTAAAGATTTAGCAAACATAATAAAAGGTATTTAAAATGGCAATTACATCAACATTAACAACCAGTTTTAAAAAAGAACTGCTAGAAGCAACACATAATTTTGCTACTAACGGAAATGCTTTTAAACTAGCGTTATACACAAGTTCAGCCACATTAGGCGCAACTACCGCAGCTTTTACTACAACAGGTCAAGCAACTGGAACCAACTACACATCTGGCGGAGCGGCTTTAACAAAAGTCCAACCTACTAGCGCTGGTACTACTGGGTTTACAGATTTTGCAGACTTAACTTTTGGTACAGCTACAGTTACAGCCAGAGGTTGTATGATTTATAACGATACTAATGGTGATAAATCAGTTGCAACAATTGATTTTGGTGGAGATAAAACATCTACCGCTGGAGATTTTACTATTGTTTTTCCAGCAGCATCAGCTTCTACAGCGATTATAAGAATCGCCTAGCCTTAAATGGCTAATATAACAGGTTGGGGTCGAGGGACTTGGGGGCAACTCACGTGGGGTGAACCCATACCAGTTATCCTTTCTGGTCTAGCAGCAACATCCGCTCTAGGATCTATAACAACAGACGCCGAAGCAACAGTTACCCTTACAGGTTTTGGTCTAACAGCTACTAACGGTGGTTTAGCAGTAGAAGCAGGTGGAGAAATTGGTGTTAATGGTTTAGCAGGTGTATCTGCTTTAGGTACAGCCACTACAATATCAAACAATACTTTAAATGTTTCAGGGTTAGCAGGAACTTCTGCTTTAGGTAGTATTGGTGTTAATTGTTCTGCCGTAGCTTCAGTTGCAGGGCTAACATCATCACTTGGCTCAGTATCAGTAGACGTAGATGGCGAAGCAAACGTTGCAGTTACAGGCGTAGCAGGAACTAGTGCGTTAGGAACAGCCACTACTACATCTAATAATAACTTTGATGTTGGCAACCAAGTTAATCAAATGGTTGCTAGTGATCCGTTTGTAAATCCAACGGTTGTCGGAGTGTGCAATGTTACACCTACAGGCGTATCAGCTACAGTAGAATTAGGACATGTCTTTAAATGGGAAGATATTGACGAATCTCAAACGCCTAATTGGACAGATGTAGCTGCATAATTTAATATACAATAACCAATTTAAA